CTTTAAAAGCTAAAATAATGAATAAGAAGAAAAAAGCATAATGGCAAAGAACGGATTATACGCCAACATTCATAAGAAACGTGCTAGAATTAAAGCAGGTTCAGGTGAAAAGATGCGAACAGCAGGTACTAAAGGAAGACCTACTGCTAAACAATTTAAACGTGCCGCCAAAACTGCGAAAGCATAATGGTTGCTAAAGTATATCAAAGTCCTTCTGGTGGATTAAATGCCAAAGGAAGGGCTTTTTATAAAAGAAAAGGACATAACCTTAAAGCTCCTACTAAAAGTAAAACAAGTGGAAGGCGTAAATCGTTCTGTGCGAGAATGGGCGGAATGAAAGGTGCAATGTCTAAAAATGGTAAGCCTACTCGTAAAGCATTAGCTTTGCGTAAATGGGATTGCTAACATAGTTGTGCAACGCTTATGCGTGGCAACTGCCAACTTTAATTAGCCAAATAACTTGACCCCTTGCGAGGGACAATCTTGACTAAATAACTTATTGAAGAGGCTTTTATAAACTAACGTCATAACAGGAGAAAATACTATGGCAAACGCAAGTCCAGTTAAATTTGGAAATGTAAATAGTGGTGGAACTCGTGATGATGCTCTGTTTCTAAAAGTATTCGCAGGTGAAGTAATTACTTCATTTGATAGAGCTTCAAAAACAGCAGGTGCAGATATGGTAAGAAGTATCAGCAACGGAAAATCTGCTTCTTTCCCAGTAATGGGTAGAGTAGGTGCTTCGTATCACGCAGTTGGAACTGAAATTACAGGTTCAGATGTTAACTCAAACGAAAAGGTTATTACAATTAATGACCTTCTAATATCTTCAGTATTCGTTTCGAATATCGAAGAAGCAAAAAACCATTGGGACGTAAGAAGTGCGTACTCTACTGAAATGGGTAGAGCATTATCTTTCCAAAAAGATAAGCATATCTTACAAACTATTGGTCAAGCAACTCTAGCTAGTGCAAACGTAACTGGTGGAGACGCTACAACTAACGTAGTAAACACAGGCATTGCATCTGCTACAGATGCTACTGCGGCTAATGCAATGATAGATGCTATCTTTGCGGCGGCTAAAGAGCTTGATGCAAACTACGTTCCTTCAGAAGGCAGAAAATGCTTTATGAGACTTGAAGAATACTACAAATTAGCGAATGCTACTAATGCAGTCAATGTTGACTTCAGTGGTGGTGCTAATGGTGGTGTTGCATCAGGAAAAGTTACAAGAATTGCAGGAATTGAATTAGTACCAGTTCCTCACTTTGTAGCTTCTAATGTTACTTCAGGTACAGACGCAGGTTCAGCAACTAATGGTGGTTCAACTCCTCAAGCAGTTGACCTATCTAACTTTGTTGCTCTTGTATCTCACCCTTCAGCAGTAGGAACTGTTAAGCTAATGGATTTAGCTGTTGAAAAAGAGTACGACATCAGAAGACAAGGTACGTTAATGGTTGCTAAATACAGCATGGGTCATGGTGTATTAAGACCAGAAGCGGCAGTCGGAATTAAAGAAGCGGCATAGTCCCTCTTTACCTACATTGGGCGGAGATTAACACTGACAATCCGCCCAGTGTTTTCACACAAAATTTAACACAAAGGATAGATGACTACACAAATTACACCTACTAGCGAATTACAAGCTGTAAATATAATGCTCTCTACAATCGGAGAAGCACCAGTGAACAGTATCACAGGCACTACTACAGTTGACGTAAGTACAGCAAAAAATATTCTTAATGAAACATCTATGTCTATCCAATCACAAGGGTGGAATTTTAACACACATACAAATTATAAATCACTATCTTTAGACAGTGACAGTAAAGTACCCCTACCTTCAAACTGCGTAAAGGCTGACGCAAACTCTCAATTCAGACACCTAAATTACACTATTAGAAGTGGTTATTTATATGACATGGAAAACCATACAGATGTATTTACTACTGCACCTAAATCTGTTGATTTAGTTTTAGTACAACAGTTTAATGATTTACCAGAATACGCTAGACAATATATTACTTTAAAAGCGGCAAGAAGATTTGCGGCTAGATTTATTGGTGATAAAGAAATTACACAATTAATTGGTCAAGATGAGAATGAAGCTCTTATGTCATTTCATCAAGCAGATAGCCAAGAGAGTGACATTAATATGCTTGAAGGTGATAGCAATACCTTCTCTATAATTCATAGACCCACTAGAAGGCATTACTAATTATGGGAAGTGTTGTTTCACAATCTATTCCTAACTTTTTAAATGGTTTGTCTCAACAGACACCAACACAAAGAGGTATCAATCAGGGAGAAGACCAAGTAAATTTACAAAATGGTTTAGTAGATGGTCTATCTAAAAGACCTCCTTTAGATTTTGTAGCAACATTAGACAGTAATAATATTTATTCTAATAAAACAAAATTTTGGCAAATACAAAGAGATGCAGATAATCAATACATTGTAGCATTATACAATGGTGGAATTAAAGTATTTGATTTAGATGGTAATGAAAAAACAGTTACAGTTGCAAGTGGTTCAAGTTATCTAACTTCAACAAACCCTAGAGAAAACTTTAAGTTAGTTAACATTGCTGATTATACATTTATTGCTAACACAGCGACAACAGTAGCGGCTGACAGCACAACGTCTGCGGCTAAAGTAGAAGAGTTTTTAATTGTTTGTAAACTAACAAACTATGGTAGAGAATATAAAGTTGCATTGAAACACCCATCAATGGCACAAGAACTAGAAGTGGTCTTTCAATTACCTTCAGGTAATGATGCGTCTACTGATAGTAAATTTAGAGATACAAATAAAATAACAGATATACTTTTATATGGCACATCTAGTACACACTGGGACAGTGCGGCTGATGGTATAGGATTTAATGTTAGAAGAACTGACAACAACTCTTCAGTATCTACTACACAAGGTTTAGCTAACTATTCTGGTTTTACATCTCATTTTACATTTGAAGCATTTGATAGTGTTATTTATGGAAAACCTACAGATAACAATTCAAACTATACAATCAGTTCTTCTGATGGTTCTGGTAACACAGCCATGTATGCCATTAGAGATGAAATACAAGATTTTAGTAAATTACCTTTTTATGGAAAAGCAGGTGTAATAATAAAAATTACTGGAGAAGAAGGAGATACTCTTTCTGATTATTATGTAAAATTTTCAGGTAAATCTGGTGTATGGAATGAAACTATAGCACCTGCAACTTCTGTAGGTTTAGATAATTCTACAATGCCACACGCATTAATTAATAACAACAATGGTACATTTACATTTCAACAATTAGATTGGACAGATAGAACCTGTGGAGATATTGAAACAAATGCAAATCCAACTTTTGTTGGTAAAAAAGTTAACAACTTAACATTTTACAAAAACAGATTAGGTATATTATCAGGAGAGAATTTAATATTAACAGAAAATGCTTCTTTCTTTAATTACTTTGCAACAACATCTACACAAGTATTAGATACTGACCCTATTGATATTGCGGCTTCAGGTACACAAGTTAACACACTTAAAAACTCTGTAGGATTTAATGAAAGTTTATTATTATTTTCTGATACAGCACAATATAAATTAGATAGTTCAGGTGAAAGTATATCACCTACAACAGCTATACTTAATGAAGTGTCGTCATTTGAACATGATGATAAAGTAACACCTGTATCAGCAGGTAAGTTTGCATACTTTGCACAAGCAAGAACAAACAATACAGCAATAAGAGAATACTTTGCTGATGATGATACACTTACAAATGATGGTATGGACATTACAGTATCAGTAGGAAACTTAATACCTACTAACTGTTATCAAATCATAAGTAATACAACAGAAGACACACTTATATTTCTAGCGTCAGATACAGCAGATACTCAAACAGCACCTTATAGTGGCACAGTGTCTACAACATACGCTAACACAATGTATATCTATAAGTATTTCTTTGATGGTGGTGAGAAGGTGCAGAACGCATGGTCTAAATGGGAATTTAGTGGCGTTAAGATTATTGGTGCTATGTCATTAGAAAGTTTTATCTATGTATTAGCGTCAGAAGGAACTACTACAAAATTATTAAAAATAGATTTAAGAAATTTAAAAGATACAACAATAGGTCATGGAGTTTATCTTGACCTTAAAACTTCAGTTACAGGAACGTATGATGTGGCAACAGACTTAACTACGTTTACATCACCTTATGGTGTAAAGACTGGATTGATTGCAGTAGATAGAACTAATGGTAATAACTACACAGCAACAAATACAACAGGTTCAACATATACAATCGTAGGAGACCACACAGCGTTATACATTGGTGTTCCATACGAAAGTAAATACAGATTGTCTACACAGTATGTCAGAGAGAATACTGGAAGAGGATTAGTAGCAGTAACTTCAGGTAGATACCAAATACGAAACATATCATTTAACTTTGAAAACAGTGGGTTCTTCCAAGTAGAAGTTACTCCTGCTAATAGAGATACGTCTACAGCTATTATGAATGGTTATGTTATTGGTACAGCAACTTCAGTGGTAGGGCAACCTGCTATAGCAACAGGAACTTTAAGAGTGCCTGTACAATGTCAAAACACAGAATTTACTTTAGATATTAAATCGTCATCTCATTTGCCTATGTATATCGCAGGTGCAGAAGTTGAAGGTTATTATCACAATAGAGCAAGAAGGATTTAATGAAAGAAAACTACGTTAGAAAAGCAGAATTAAAAGATGCGTTAGAGTTAGCACCAAAGATTAGAAAAGGTGACAGGCAAGAGATTATGGCTTCCAATGGAGCAACTCCGTTAGAAGCATTAGTAATACCATTTACAGAAAAAGGTAAGATTTATTCTATTATTGGAACAAAGTCAGAAGGTGTAATTGGTATGTTTGGTTCTGTACCGTCAAAAGAAAAAGGCTACGGAGTAGTTTGGTTATTATCTAGTGAGGATTTATTTAAACACGTCAAACAGTTTATTAAAGAGTGTCCTAAATGGGTAAACGAGATGAGTAAAGATTATGAGTACGTCTACAATTTTGTAGATGAAAGAAATTGGAAAAGTTTAAAGTGGTTACAATTTTTAGGATTTGAACCCAAAACAAAAATAGGAGATTTTGGTATAGGTAAGATGCCATTTTTATTAATGATGAAAGAGGTAAATAATTAATGTGTGACATTCAAGCGGCACTTCAGGTAGCAGGAGCAGTTGTTTCTTATAGACAAACGAAAGCTGACAATAAAGCTATTAGAAGAGACCAAGAGACAACACGAAGTAACGCAGATAAAGCATATTTACACGACATGGTTAAAATTGACCAAGAAAAAGTCAATGCTGATAGAGAAAAAGCGTTAGCAGAAATTAGAACTAAAGCTAAAAGAGATGGCGAGATTGCACAAAAAGTAAATTTAGGAAACGCTAACAGTACAAAAATCGTACAATCACTTGGTGCTTTATATGATGAAGATTGGATAGAGATAACTAGAGGTTATGACAAAGACATTCAATTATTTCAAAACCAACAATCAGAAGCATTCGCTAATCAAGCAAAAACTTATAACAGTTTAAAACCACCTACAGACCCATCAAGAACTGGATTAATGCTAGAAGTAGCTACTGCGGCTAATGGCGGTTATCAAAGAAGTCAAACTAATAAAGAGGCAAAAAAATAATGGCTAAATATCAAAGACAAGGAACAAATAAATATTATGGTGCGGCTAACGCAGGGTATGTATCTAGTGGTAGCAGTGTTGATGGTTTAGCTAAATCACTTACAAACGCAGGTTATCAAATTGGTAAAGCAGAAAGTTTAAGAATTGATAGAAAAAAAGATAAAGCTATTGCAAAGATAGATGAGTTATATGCTACTGGTAAATCCTTTGAAACTATCCAAGCAGAGATTATTTCAGGTAAACACAAAGAACTAACTGGTAAATACATAGAAGCTACTACTAATTATCATGCAGGAAGAGTTAAAGCACATGAAGTAATAAATACTATTAAACAAGCTAAAATAGATGATGGCTATGATATTTCAGATGAAAGTATGAGCCTTGAATTGTTTTATAAAAAATACATGCCTGATACAAAAGCAATGGACACTTCTACATTATTAGGTTTTACAACACAATTTAATAAATTTAGACATGCAGATGCAATGGAAGATGCTGAAGCTAGAGGTAGATTTAATTCAGAAGAAAAAGTTAGAAAAGGTGCAATGCTGTTAGACGATATTCCTACAGAAAATATAAAAAATGAATTGTCAGATTTTATTACAGGATTACAAATAAAAGTACCTAATGGTGATGGTTCAAATACACCAAATCTATTACACACAAATGCAGAAACTTTAGCTATTATTAGAAGAAGCATAGTTGACATCATTGCTAATGCTAAAACAGAAGCAGATTTAAACAGAGCAGATGTATTGTTAAATACAAATTTAGGTTATTCAAAAAATGGTTCAGCTATTGGAACTATAGCGTCAAGAAAATCAAAAGAAATTTTAATTATTCAAGATAAATTAGAAAAAAAAAGAAGAGCATTAATTATTAATGACAGAACAGAAAAAAATGAAAATGAAAAACAATTAGTAAGAGACATTAATGCGTCTATCTTTGAACAAGTAGAAGAAGCAACTGCTGATGGAGTTTTTAAAAGAGATAAAAACCATACTGAATTAATGGAAATTAGAGACCAATTAGAAGAAATAGGTGTTCCATCTTATATTGAAAATTTTGATAGATTGATGAACAACAACACTTACATTGATACTGACCCTGAAGTTTACAATCAATTAGTGTCTAGTATTTATGATGGTGAGTTTACTAGCCAAGAAGAAATTGCTCAAGCAATAAATGAATTAAACATAGACCCAAGATTACTTTCTCCTACATTGTCGTTATTTGAAAGTTGGTCAAAGTCTAGCACTAAACAAGGTTCAGTACATACAACAAACACAACGTACAAAGAAGGTCTTAAATACATTGAAAACGCTGTTAGAGGTAATTTTACTTCAGGTGGAATACTTAAAGAAAATGGTAATCAAGCTATTAGAAATGCACACAATTACATGAAGAAAGAATTGTATGATTTTGAATTTGAATATGAAAAAGAAAATGGAAAACAACCTTCTACTTTTGAACGTGAAGAATTTTTACAAAAAATGGGTGACATTGTAATTAAGAATTTCACAGAAGGTAATATTGCACCAAGTTTAAAATCTATGCCTGAATATGAACAACAAATAAAAGAAGCTGAAGAAGCTAAAAAGGTAAAAGATGAAAAATATGAACTAGCAGAAATACCTGATATGGTACAAACTGTTTCTAATATTCTTTCAGATAATCAATTAGGAAATACTAAATTAATAAATGAAACATTAGATAAATTTGACCCTTCATTTGCAGGAATACCTTTTACAGGTGATGATAGTGCATTTGGTGAAAGTGATGCAGAAAGTAAAATTAGATTTGCAAATGAACAATTACCTACAGTAATTGCACAAATTTTAGATAGTTCTAATTTTAGTCAAACACAGATGGACGCTATGGAACAAGGAGATTATGAAAATTTACTTAAAACAATAGCAACAGGTTTAGGAAATAACGTAACTACTGAAATTGTAGATGCGGCATTAACCATATTAAGAGGAAAAAATAAATAATGGCAACTTCTATTAATAAAAGTAGCACAATTACTACACAAACTTTTGCAGAAGATTTAGCAAAACCAGATAGTGCGGCGTTAGCATTAGAAGAAATACAAACAGAAAATTTTTACAACACGTTAAAAAGTTACTATTCTTACAGAGAAGCAGACAATAGTTTTAATAATATGTCTCACGCAGATTTATTAGATTATTTTTATGAAGATAGGTCTTGGAGAAATAACAATACTATATCTATGGGTATGGATATGGCTAATGTTTTTGGTGAAGAAGATGAAAACAGAATAAGAGAATTTTCTTACATACAACAAACGTATGCACAATTACCTTCATTTTGGAATGACCCAAATAGAAACTTTGGTTCATGGTTAATTGACAATGGTGGTGCTATGTTAGCTGACCCAGTTAACTTAATAGGATTAGGTGTTGGTGGTCAAGCGGCAAAACAAGGTTACAAAGCCGCTTTAAGAGTTGCTCTTAAAGATAAGATGGCTAAAGAAATATCAGAAATTACAATTAAAGAA